CCAGAAGAAGTGCGCCTCTTAGAGGAACTAAAGACTATTGAAGACCCAAACAAGATAGGTCTTTCAAACGTGCTCCTTCAGATCCTGGAACTTCGTCCTATGTTCATGGACCATTTTAGAAGCCTAAAGCAAGAGGCTTATAACGAGCTGAAGCAAGACATCATTAACTCTGGTGAGATGGACCGCCTGATGAAGACAGCATCCCTCTTCTTGGGAACTGTGAAATTGATAGAGCGATACTCTAACCTTCGCCTACCATTCACCTACGATGAGTTTTTCAAGATTGTTCAAGAGAAGGTACAATTCCAGTTATCACTCATTCGCAGTACGGACAAGCTGGCGATGTTCTTCACTGCTGTCAACAATATGATTGACACGAAGCAAGTCATTGAAGGGCGTGAGTTCCTTATCGAGCAACCCAAGAAGGTTACAGGTAAAGATTCACGTGGAGATTCAAAGACCTTCACCTTCGAAGCAGGCTCGAACATTATGTTCTTACGCTTGAGTGCAGTCTTCAGTATCTTCGATAGAAGTGGATATAACAATGAGAATAGCACGCTTTCTACGATAGAACAAAACCTGCGTAGTCATTCTTCATACGTCGGAACAGTATCTTCAAGAAGATTCATATGGGAGGAGACGGTCGACGACGCAGACCTTCGTGATGGAAGCATGGTTAAGCTGCGCAAGCAGAAGAGCACATCTACAAGTGCTATCATTATAGATTACGACAAGTTTGTCGAGTCATACAATATAGACTTTAGAAGAGACTATGCTGACGACAGTAATAAAGAAAGCAAGCCTGTCGAAACTAAGGTAACTAACACAACTGAAGAACCACCGAAAAAAAACCTTCCGCAAGACTTGCCATTTGAGCCGTCAGACGGAAGTGATGAACCTTTTTAATGAAAGTATCAAATTCCTTTAGAGCCGTGCCAGTTCGGATGAATAGGCACGGCTCATTTCTTCTATCTATATCACATATCATATCAATACCGTATCATATACCATATCATATACCATATCACATTCTTTATTACTGAAGGTGGCGAAAAATCCCCCGTACCCCCAATTTTCAGAAAAAACCTTGAAAACGTGACTTTTGAAAATAAATTTTCAGAAAAACGCCGTCCTACAATCCTACAATCCTACAAATTGTTTTTCTTTTCAAACCTATAATATACATATATACCTATAAATCAAATAGTTATATTATTATTATAGGAAATAGGATTTAATTGTTTATTTGTAGGATTGTAGGACGTTGTAGGAAATAGGATTTTTCGTGTTTTTCTCTGTTTTGGATTCGTCGTCCTACAAAATATGTGTTTTTGTAGGATTGTAGGATGAAAAAAGAGAGTGAAATAATAAAACTTTTGAGTGATAAAATTTTGTTATCTCATTGATAATCTGTAACTTTGCGTTAATTAAGTCTAATTTTGTAGGAATGTAGGACGGTAGGACGGCTAAAAACTAAAAAAGGATATGGAGAAAAAAAAATGGTCTGCGAAACGAGTTGTCACAATTCAAATTGAACAGTACCTTGCAGAATATATAAGTGCAAAATATTGTAAAGACACAGTTACTGGTGGTGTCAAGATTCCAAGCACCACAGATCTATACTTCTGCGTATGGGAGAATATGACCAAGCAACGCAGCAATCAACCTGATGTTGTAAATGGCAACCTCCGTATTCACCTACCTCAACGTAAGGCTGGTGTTATCGCCAGCCCTTGGAAAGATCCTGCTTATTACAATTACCTATCTCCAGCAGCAGCTAAGGAAATAGAAGCTCAGATACGAAGGATGTTCAATTTCGAACTCCATCGTATTCTGTTGGAGAATGAAGAGTTCGGTCGACAGAAGAGAAACCTCGATGTTATCTATGACTTCATTCGTAGCTATCAATTGAAGTCTATATCTTCAGATGCATTATTGAAGAATTACTACCGCTTCCGAAACCGACTTAGACCCAAGAAGGTTCGTAAGTATCAAAAAGTTGCATGTATTTAATATTTTTTAATACATACCAAACTATCGTTTTTGTCACTCAAATGTTTTATGATATGTTAGAATTTTTAAACACCGTACAAGTGAGACTTGTAAATCCAAATAGAGAAGGAAAGAAGAAAGTGTATGATTTCGTTGCCGATACCTTCACGTATATACCACAACTTACTGACAATGAAGCTGGTAATTATTGGAACTGCGATAAAACCATAGTTATAGACTTACCCGACGAAGGAACTCGCAGGACCTTCGCAATAGAGAGAAGTGCTATCGTTACAATCAAGACATCTGATAGGAAAACTCATAACATCGGAACGTCAGATATTCCTGCTCGAGTTCAGATATCTTCAAATTTGAACTCTGCAAACCTCGTAATCAAGTGTAAAATGCTCACAGACCCCCTTCTGTAGGTCTTTTGCCTACACCTTATTATATAGTAAATTCGCATCAAAAAGAATATTGATGAAAGAATTACAGTCTCTACTTGTCTCAGGGAAGCCTCTATTCATAACTATTGACGGATTTCGACAGGCTATGTTAACAGCCTTTCCGCTCAGTGGTAAAGCACCAGATAAACCTGAGGTAAACTCATCGTTCAGCATGACGAAAGATGAAATGCTTGCTTACCTTAACACCCATAGTTGGTATCAGCTCGAGTCACATCTTGCTCTCTTGGATATTCAGAAGATAACGAATCAAGAAAACACCGCTCCTATTACACTTACTGATGAGTTCAGTGATGAGCAACTGCCTGATAACAGTATTGCTTATCATCGTGTATTCGGTACCGTGATGTCTGATTCGTATTATTACTTCTCAAGTAAGCAGCTTCAATCAGACCTGCTTGCTGCTGAAGCTAATCCGCAAATATCTTGTCACTTCCTCCACATCAATTCACCAGGTGGTGAAGCGTGGTACCTCGACCGCTTGAGCGAAACACTACGCAGTTGCGAGAAACCTATCCTCACATTCTATGAACAGATGTGTTGCTCAGCTGGATATTACATCGGCTGCCACGGTCAGCGCATCTACGCTATGACACAGAATGACTATGTAGGTTGCATAGGAACTATGTGCAGCTTCTACGACTTCGAAGAATACTTTGCGAAGCTCGGTATTAAGAAGGTCGAAGCAAAAGCAACTAAGTCTGACTTGAAGAACAAAGTGTTCGATGATCTTCGCAAGGGTAAGGATGAGCAATTTGTGAAAGACATCCTCGACCCAATGAATGCACAGTTCTTAAGCGAGGTTCGTTCACAGCGTAGTAAAATTGCTGACCTTCCAGACGATACTCCTGTCTTGCGTGGTGAAACTTTCTACACTTCTCAGGCTGTGGAACTCGGTCTGACGGATGGTTGTAAGACTATGGTAGAAGCAATCGTTGAAACTGCTACGATGGGGCGTGAATATACTGAGGCAAAGAAACTTAAAACTGCCGTTTACAACATATAAATGTATCATTTTAATTTTTAGTTATTTATGAGTTTAAAAGAAAAACTTACAAGTGTCATCGAATTCCTTGGATTTAAGCAGAAATTCGAAGACAAAAGTCTGTCACAGGATGAGTTCAACTCTATCGTAGCAGAGTATCAGAAGAAGTACCAGAGTACGCTTGCTGATGACATTGCTTCTGAACAAGCTGCACAGAAGACAGCTCAACAGGCGGATGAGTTTCAGAAGATGCTGAACACCATTCAGTCAGTTCTGAATGGTGGTGAGCCTTCAGCAGCAGCTGATGATAATGGTGGTCAGCAGCCTGCACAGCAAGGTAACGCAACTCTTGAGGGTATTCTTGAGGGTATTAAGGGTATGCGTGCTGATATTCAGGCGATGGGTTCAAACCCTGCACCTGATGTTCCTGCGCAAACAGTGAATGCTGTTCCTCTAAGTGTTAATGGTTTCGCAAACACAGCTGATTATCTCTTCGGTGTTGAGCATCCTTTCTTCTCAATGAAGAATCGTTGGAATCAGATTGCAGCTAACCCACGTGCAGCAGCTGCGCTTCCTGAGGTTGACGAGCAGGTTGATGGTGCTGCCTTCTATAAGGAGGTTCGCAATTATGCTAATTCACTCAAGCACCGCTATCAGTACCTTCAGCAGAATAAGATGCTTGATGCAGCTGCGCTTGCAAAGGGAACTTACGCTACAAACTACGATGGAGTAGACAATGCAGGACTTGGCGATCAGTTCGTTGTTCTTCGTCAGGATGCCCTCATCGCACGTGTTCTACAGGTGCGCGATCTTACTCAGTTCTTCCCAGTCGCTTACGGCTACCAAGACCGTGGACTCGTATTCAACGCCTTCTTCGATGAGGTTTCACAGGCTTACCAGTCTGGTGAGGTCTTCAAGGGCGGTATGAAGATTGAGAACCACTATGGTTACGTTGACGACGCTATGATTAAGATGGAATGGGGTCCAATGAAAGAAATCGAGCGTAAGTACATCGGTTATCTCAACAAGGAAGGCTCTGACCCTATCAAGTGGTCTATGATTGAGTATCAGTTGCTCAATACCCTCCGTGCTGCACAGGTTGAGCAGAACAAACGCCGTATGCGTGGTATCTACGTGAAGCCTGATAAGGGTGTTGCAGGTAGCTACCTCAATGCTGCTACTGGTGTTCTCTACACCTTGCTGCGTTATGTTCATCAGTACGACATCAAGCCACACGATGATGGTACATACCGCACCTATACACAGGCAAGTTTCCTCGCTTCTGTTCAAGAGTTCATTGCTGACGTTCGTGCCTCTATCACAGAGGACATGGACCTCGACAACCACTTCATTTACTTGAATAAGAACCATCAGGCATGGTGGATTAAGAACGTTCGTTCTACCTATGGTAAGGACACAGACTTCGCTGGACCTATGGGTGCATTGAGCGTGGTACCAGACACTACGATGCGCATCATTTGGTTGCCTTATCTCGGTCAGACTCCATTCATGATGCTTCACGAACCAGGTAATATTCAGTTCCTTGAGTTTGTACCAGGTGAGATGCTCTCTGTGAAGATGCAGGAAAGCATGGAGCAGGTCCGTGCTTGGAGTACATGGAAAGAGGGAACTTCTGCTTCATTCACAGGTCGTCGCTTCTCAACTAAGGATGAGATGGATAAGAATAACTACGAGTGGCAGCAGATCTTCATCAACCTCTTTGCAGCAACTATCACCGATAAGGTTGACGGTAATAACGGCTTCTGGCAGATTACCGACAGCACAACAACACTGACAACTATCACCGACATCGAGAATGCAAAGGCTGGTGTAGCTTACTGCATCGAGTGCGGTGATAAAACAAAGTTGCCAAAGATTACCAATAGTGGTAAGTTCGATAGCATCACGGCTGCCTTCACCGCTACAGCTGTAGGCGACTACATCATGGTAATCCTCGGTAGCGACAACAAGTTCCGTGAGTTGGAGCGTTGCGTCGGTGGTAAGCGTACCGTCAACAAGGAGTTGCAGCCTAACGTACCAGGTGCTCGATAGAATGAATGAATAAGGAACTGAGAGGAAAGTCGATGGTATTAAAAGCTCGGAACGGCTTGACCTCTTCAGTTCCTTTCTTTAACCAACAATTATCATTAATAGAAATAAAAATGAAAAAGCCCAATATTCAGAAACGCTATCGTGCGTATAATTCTATGAAAGGATTTAACTACGCAAATCGTCAGTCACGCAATATGTTTATGGCTACGTTTGCGATTTTTGGCATCCTCATGATCGTAGCTGCGCTGATTGACCACTCTCTCGGTGCTGCTGCTGGTTCAGGTGTCACCTTCGCTTCAATGGCATTGCTCGGTCACATAGACGATGTATCTGATCGAGATACACACGGCAGTGCTATCTCTTACATCGTTTATCTTATAGCGCTCGACCAAATCGACCGCACAAAGGAATTTCCTCAACCAAACGCTAACCGTGAGGTTGCGCCAGTTCCTTTGAAACCAAATGAGATTCCTCATTATTTCGAGGCACACGACATTCCAACCTTCACTGGTACCACGGAGAAAGGAGACATCACCACGACAGGCGAAAATCAGCTTGTAATGGTTATGGGTGGAGCTCGTGCAAACCTTTATAACTTCATTGAGGAGTACAGCGGTGGTAAGTTTATCGCTCTTTATAAGCACATTAAGAAGAAGGAGTGGTACATCGTTGGGGAACTCGAACGTCCTATAATTTTGTCTAACACAGAGACGAAGGACGATAAGGATGGTCGTTACACCACTCTTACCTTCAAGCGTAGTTCTGTGGACCTTCCACTGATTTACACTGGTAACCCAGCGGTTACTGCTGCTACTGCTATCAATGCGGATGCTACAGATGTAGCTATCACAGCAGGCAGTAACACATACACGATTCCAAACGGAACGTCAGCAGCTGCTGCTATCGCTACAGTCAGTGGACTCAGTAAGAGCGACAAGGGTAGATACATCACGCTTGTTGGTGCTGGTACCGATAAGGCTGCCACCATCGCTGACGGTTCTACCTTCGTACTCGAGGAGGGTGCTACATGGACAGCGAAGACAGGTGCGTCTATCACCTTCCGTGTTCTTGACACCACAACACTTGTCGAGGTCTCAAGAACTGAAGCCTAACTTCGAACCTCTCCCACGACCCCTCCCCGAAAGGGAGGGGAGTTGCAAACCATGTGGGGGAAAAGCTCTTATTTTTTACTTATTTAATTGAGAATTATGTACAGCGCAAAAGAGAAATTAACGCACTTCCACAAGTTGGTTAGCCCCACAGTTGTGGAAGCCGACCTTGCCCTGCTGCACGATAAGGCACCACACCTTACCGATTTCACACGCTTCGACCTCTCGCCAGAGAAAAATCACGAGGAGATACTCTTCTTACTTCTCGACCATTGCGAGCACGACGAAATCGTACGTAATCGACGTGAGTTTGCTTCCCAAGCAGCCGACGAGGATAATGATAATAACAACGCCGGCAACTCTTCTGAAGATGGCAACGAGGACCCTAAAACACTCAACAGCAATGGAGATGAAAGCCCAGACGCTAACGGTGGAGAAGGCGACAAGAACCCATCAACAGGAGAGGGTGGCGATGATTCTTCTAAGAAGGAGAAGGCGAAAGCAACTCCAAAAAAAAAGAAGAAGAGTACCCGAAAATAGACTGGGAAAACCTTGCTGATGCGGACGTACAGATGGCAACTGTCATCTATAACGACCGCATCAACACTTGGCGAAAGATGAAGCAGCTCGACGAATTGCTGGAGACAAAGCCCACCGCACAGGCTGTTGCTGAAATGGCAGAACTGCGCATCCGCAATCTTCAAGCATTTGCCGAGCTGCAATCGTTAAACGACACTGGTAAGTTCCTCTGCAAGCACCCGATACTCTTCGGACGCTCAGAGATAGCCCAGCTCATTAAGTTGCTCCGCACTGACCCAGCAGAGTTCCTCCGTCAGCACAAGAACGTTCTCGACAACATCAAGCGTTATAAGTCGTTCGTTAAGCGCAAGGATCGTAAAGAGAAAAGAGATGCTGATAAGCGGAACCTCCAAAAGTACCAAGAGAAAGAGCGACTGTTCAGAATGGTTCTTGAGCAGCAGCAGGAACAGAAATCCAAAGCATAGCTTTCGATCATCCAAAGCATAGCTTTTGATCGTCCAAAGCATAGCTTTCTATCATCAAAAGCATAGCTTTCTATAAATCTATTTATTAACCCTTAAAATCAATGTATTATGTCAGTAAAATTTAAGATTTACCAAGACGTTCGCACAAAGAGTAAAACCAAAGGCAAGTTCTATGCACGTGCCGTTGTCAGTGATGTTGCCGACCTCGAGTCTATCTCTAAGGAGATTGAGGAAAACACCTCTGCTAAGCAGGCGGATGTCTACGCAGTTCTGCGTGAACTCGTCAACGTAATGGCTCGCCACATGCGTAATGGCGACCGAGTAGTGCTCGACGGCTTCGGCTCGTTCAAGGTTGGCTTGAAAACCAAGCCTGCCGATTCGGTTGAGAAATTCAACGTAGCCAAGAACATTGTCGGTACACGCATCAACTTCCAACCAGAGACCCACTGGAAGGCTGGCGACATCGGGCGCACACGTGCCTTCCTCACGGGTATCGACTTCAAGCCTTACGAGGTGAAGAAGAGCGACAATGTTGGTAAGATAAACCACAAAACAGAAAGCAATCCAAGCGGTCCATCCGTTGACCCAGACTATCATCCATAAGGATAGTCATTGACTTTCTAATCTTTAGCCGTCCCCTGCCTCACGCTGTGAAGCAGGGGATTTCTTATAAATCTCTTGCGTCACGCAAAAATTATTTGCGTTTCGCTTGCATTATTCAAAACGAATGCTTATCTTTGCAGTGCTTATAAAACGATAGTATCCTATCCCGAAGAGCATCGGTCATTGCTCAACGTATTCGCTTGAGCGTTTTTTATGCTCATAAAGATATTGGCAGTTGCCATTCCGTAAACAATTCAAAGCCCTTCGGGTAGAGACATCGTTTTATAAGCAGCGGAATCGGCGGCTGCCTTTCCGTTTACCGCCCCACGACGGATCCGTGGGAATGCTTATAAAACGATGCAACATGCAACCAACAACCCTCCGCACAGCGCAGCGGTCGTTCACGCTCAAGGATTGGGCAAGCGAAAAGCGCAATAAGTTTTCACAGTGGTTTAATGGCGAGTCAGCTACTTTCTCACGTCTATGCGGTGAGCGTTTCACGCATAAGGAGGTCTGCTACGCTCATCTGTTCCTCGTAGTTCTCTTGGCTGCCTGCTTCGTGGCTGAATGGTTGGAAGGAGGTGCGCTATGACGATTGCCCTCACCCTTACGCCATCGGTAGCCTATAGCGCAGTGCGCACAGCGTGGGACCAATTCAAGGCAGCACCCACCGATACGGCAGCCATCGACAATTACCTCGAAGCACTCGAACAATACAACGGTATACTCGAAACGATTGCCGTCTGAAGATATAATTTTTTTTTAGCATTTCTTAAATTGTGAAGCAGTCTGCCGTGAGGCACGCTGCTTCTTTTTCCTGACGTCAGGAAAATGGTCTGTCTTTTGTTTGTTTTTCCTCTTTGATTATCTTTGCGTTATGGATTCAGATATTCAGAAACTTCTTGCAGACATCGCAATGCTCGTGAACGTCACGGAGGATATGCGTGCAATCCTTAACAAGCTCGTTGAAATGGCTAAGGATGGCAGTACCGAAGCCGTGAAGGAACTGCGTGAGATTATTCAGCAGGCAAAGGAGGAGCAGCTGCGCAAAGACCTTTTTGGCGTATGACACAACTTGACCGTATCGAACAGATACACCCCGACTTAATATCGCAGTTCTTTGCCACTGGCAAGTGCGACGCTATTCCCCAAGAGCTACAGAAGTTCTTGGAGCAATTGCAGTGGGCAATGGAAATCTACGAACACGAACGCAACATAACTCGTGCGGCTCGTAAGCTGCAACAGCGCATCAATGCTAATCAGGGTATCAAGATAGAGCAGCGCACCTGTATGGCTCGACTCTATGAAGCTATCAACTACTTCCAAGTAGACAACAACGTACCCATCAAGATATGGGAGAATCAGTACGCTAACCAGTTTGAGAACCTTGCTAAGCTCTGTGCGCTGTCTGGTGACTATAAGACACAGGGCAAGTGCTACGAACGTGCGCTGGAGTGTCGTCGTCGTGCTTCTGAAATCTCCGAAGCCGATAGAGACCTTGGTGTTACGTTCATTATCACACCAAGCATCACAGCCGAGGAACTTGGCTTCTCGAAGAAGAGTCTCAAGGATATTGCTGCCAAGCACAACCAAGGCTTCTATGTTACGCTTATCGACTCGCTGCCTATCGAGCAGAAGGAGAAGAAGCGACTGCTGCGTGATGCTGACATACAAGACGCTGAAATAGTAGAGGAGATTCCAAATGACTGACGAAATTATAAACAACGAACAGCCTACAGTTGACTTCGAGCATTACTATATGAATCGTGTGCAACTGTTGGCAAACATCATCGACCCGAATATGCTCTATGCAGAGTGGGCTCGTGCGACTGGTAAGACGGAGGGCGTTATCGTTCCACGTCTTATCCGTGTAACAAATGATATGCCTGGTGAACTTTCGTTCCTTGTGCATAAGACTTATGTTGCGCTGATGACGAACGTCTGGCCTAACATTCAGGCTTCGTTCTCTCGTCCTGTCATCGTGAACGGTAAACAACGAGCAATGTTGGAGTATGGCATCGATTATGTGGTGGGCGAAGCGAAGCTACCCTCACACTTCCGTCGACCACGCTACCCTATTGCCTACGCTAAACACTCGGTCATCTTCCGCAATGGTGCGCACCTCCAGTTGGTATCTTCAGACCAGCCTGAGAGTGTCGCTGGACGTAATGCCGTTCACGCCTTCGTCGAGGAGATGAAACACAACAGCGGAGAGAAACTCAAGTCACGTCTTTTCCCTTCCCTTCGTGGTGGTTCTGCTGACATCCGTCGCTCTGCCTACTATGAAGGCGTGACAGGTGTGAGCGATACGGCACGTGTCGACCTTGGTGAGGACGATTGGTTTGAAGAATACGAAAACAAGATGGACCGACAGCTCATTGAGGAGATAGCCAGTGTGTCGCTTGCCATTAACCAGTCGCTTTATAAGCAGTTTATGCTTCAGCAGGAACTTCGCAATACGAAGAATCCTGTCACAATGGAGAAGATAAGACTGGAAAATGAACGTCTTAACGCTTTTGTTGCACGATGGAAACCACGCTTGGCGGATATGCGAAGGAACGCAATCTACTATATCCGTGCTTCATCATTCTGCAATAAGGATATCTTGGGTCCTAAATTCTTCAAGACACAGCTCGACACGCTCGATATGGATGAGTTCTTGACGGCTATCTGTGCTATTCGACATAAGGAAGTTACTAACAAGTTCTTCACCACTTACGACCACGAGCGACACCAGTTCAAGGATAGTTATATTTATGACCAGATTTTGAAATTGAACCTCAGGGACCACTTTACCCTGACCGCTCGCTATCTTCGACATTACGATAAGCACGAACCACTCTACATTGGTTACGACCCTGGTAACTTTCAGTCGCTCATCGTCGGACAGAAGAAAGACTATGGTAGTCGCTTCGATATTATCAAGGAGTTTTGGGCTTACATACCCGATGACCAGCAGAACCTTGCGCAGCAGGTGTATTCTTTCTTTGGTACTGATGCGGTGAACAAGGTTATACATCTCTATCCTGACCGTGCTGGTAACAAGACACGTGAGGAATTAGAACAGATAACTACTGACTCGCTAACGATGAAGGCAGCCTTAGAGAGTTACGGCTTCTCAGTTATCCTCTACAATGAGGGTGCACCTGTTATTTACCATTGGCAGCAGTTCCGCCTTTGTCAGTTGCTCTTTGGTGAGAAACTTCCTTTGCTCCCGAAGGTGCGAATAGATGAGAACGAATGCCCTAACCTTTGCAGTGCTATTCTTATCAGTCCGTTGAAGAAAACCAACGGTAAAATAGAACTCGATAAAGCGTCAGAGAAGAAGGAGGAACTGAAACGAAGACCAGGACTAACAACGCAGCTTCCAAGTGCAATGATTTACCTTTTATACGGTCTTTATTCCGACCTAATCAAGAAGGAATTAAGCAGTTATCCCGACGATTTGCCCGAAAATCTTACTATTTAACGGCTAATATTGTAACGAACATAATATA